ATATAACACTAAGGGTAACACATGCACTCCGTACTATAGCCGAACAAAACGCCTTATATGCGCAAGGGAGGACTACAGCAGGTAAGATAGTTACAAATGCTAAAGGCGGTCAATCGTTTCATAATGTAGGCACTGCCATTGACGTAGTAGAAATGATTAACGGCAAACCGAATTGGAACTTCGATTACAGCAAATTAAAGCCCATTGCAGACCGTTTCGGCATCGAGTGGGGCGGTACATGGAAATTTGTTGATAAGCCCCATTTTCAAATAACATTTGGCTATAAGATAGCACAAATAGCAGCATTACCAAAGGATAGTAAAGGATACCCGATAATAACAAAATAGCCCACATTATGTGGGCTATTGCTTTTGTGTAGATTGTAACAGCTTACTGATACATTACATTCATTTCAAGCGCAAATGCTAAATCATGTTCAATTTTTGCGCCTCTACTGTCTTTCCAATTACGCAACATAAATATAGCATCGCAATTTAACAACATCTTTATATCTGCTTTCATGTAGTCACTCCATTGCCAATCTTCATTAAATGGAACGTGTAGCATTGGGTCGCATGGCGTGTGACCTTGTGACTGCAAGTGTTTTGCAGCCTCTACAAAATAGTGTCTTGCCTCTTCTATTGGTAAGCCTGTAATCTTACCTGAAATATATACATTCATTCCCTTTACTCGGTTACGCTCCGATAACGTTTAGTTTATACTGTTATTAATTTCCCTTTGTATGCACCATATTGCTTTTTGCAAATCTTGTACTTTGTTACCTTTACGTTCAGCACGTAGTAAATATTTCAATGCACTACCCATTGCGAAATTTAGGTTAAAAGCTTCAATAATATCTATTACTTCAAATCCTTCTACATTGTAGTGTTTTGGGTGGTTTACCATGTCTGGTTGGGCTATTGGGTCACTTTCCTTTGCCGCCTCAATGTTCATGATAAAGTCCGAGTAGTGGATTTCGGTATGCCCTAAAGTTTTCCAGCAGTTCGTGTAATATTTTTCTCCATCATGCCCAGTGTGTCTAAAGTAAATATCGTATTCATTATAATTAATTCTCTCTACTTTCAACCCGCACCCCCTTGCCAGTTCCGCTAGGTGTTCTAATTGTTCCGCAGTGTCGAATTTAACCGCTTTGCCCTCAAATGGATTATTCATTGTTTTTGGTTTCTATAATTGTTAAAAATTCTGTTGCATTTAATGCGTACATATCCCCCATAATCACATCTTCCAATTCGGGGTGCATAGATAGCACTTTGTCAATAATAGCTATTACTTGTTCTCGTGTGTATTCCATTATAGTGTATAATTTTCGGGTAGTAAATGCTTTACACTTTCAAAGGTAATGTTGGGGTCGTTGGATAGTTCTATTGTCTTCCAAAATTCATGACCCTCATTAGCTCCTAGCCAAATAAAAGACCTTCTTAATGCTTGTGATACGCCTAATACCTTGCTTTTTTTATTGTGCCAGTGCATATTGCCCAAAGCCAACCTTTTTATTATCGGGTCGGTAATTTGATTTAACCACCATTCAACGGTATTTACTTCCAATTCAAACACCTTTTGCAGATTAGGTGGCTCGTAGGTATCAGGCTTAATTATCTTGCCATCTTCACGCTTCAATACCTTACCATCGGGCATTACCTTAATCATATTAGAACGATGCACCTCATTAAATGCAGCCTGTAATTTATCGCCCAATCCGTAAGCGTGTGCCGTACCTAATAGCACATATAGTATGTCTGTAATTGCGTCTAATGCGTCAATGTGGGTTTCTGCATACTGTAGTTCCATAACCTCTTCTATCAGTATGCTATGCCTTAGCTGCCTAGTAGCTTCATCGGGAATAGTAGGGACTACATTAACTTCCTGACCGCTTGCAGTCATAAATTCTTTTACCTTGTTTAGTTCGTTTTGCATATTGTTTATTTTTTAAGGTTTTTAATATCTTTCTGTATATCAATGAGTAAATTAATACACATTATCAGCATAATAACATCTATCAGTAGTAGCGCAGCTATCGTTTGTGGCAGTAGGTGCATTGCTTTGCGTTTAGTTTGGTTAGATATTCGGTGTATTCGGCTTCGGTGGCTGGTATCGTACTCCCTGCATATTCGGATAATCTGTGCCAAATATTAGACTTTGTATTTTTTGCGTATATTCCATCAAATCGCAATTCATATTCAATTTGTCCTACTAACTCCGTTAAGCTGCTTTTAATGTACTTCGGCAACTCATCAATTGGTACATGCTCCCACCACTTTAAAGGGCGGAATAAGTGAGGGAATTTCGGGCAAAAATCAACCCAATTCAATGGGTAATCTTTATCCTCTTCACGACCCCAATACGGTACATTCTCATTGATTGGGTGTACCATTGGTATCAGTATGTCCATTGCCATTAAGTGCGTAAAATGCGGCATCGGTGCTACTACCTCGTAGCGTTGTGTGTTATTGCTCATTGTATATGATTTTTTTGATTGTGCGTAATTGCTCTAGCGTTAGTTTCCCTCCGTTGTGCCTCCTAAAATAATCGCTAACATCGCTAAGTAAATCATAATGCTCGTGCATGTCTAATATTTCCTGTTCACTTCTGAATAACTGTATATTGTGCATACTGTTTAAGTCGCTTTCATATCTCAATGTGTCATGTGCGTATTTGTTTCTACAAACATCAACATAGAAGTATTTAGTACCTGACTTTACAACCTTAGCGGTGTATGTTTCGCCACGTTTTTTTACACCGTACAATACCGTACCTACTGTTATTTTATTGCTCATTCCAATTATTTATAAGTGTTTCCAAATGTGCTATACTTGCGGCACTTTCACGCTGTATTAGGCTTATCATTTCCCTGCCTAATTCGGGTTCGCATTTCGTAGCAGTGCCGTTACATATTTTATGTATCTCAATTTCTTTAACCTTTGCGTTAAGGTTTTCGGCTATTACTACAGCCTTAAAGTATTTGTTTATTCTGTACATAGTTGCTGTTTTTGTATTTTATTCGCTAAATTTTCCCATGCCTGCTCAGGTGTGTTAAGCCTTATAGTTAAATCGTCGCCACCTTTTTTGTTTTTGATATAATACCTAAAAGCGTGTGTTCCAGATACGTTGTAATCCCATTCGCAATATGACATTGGGTAAACTGATAGTACTTTTTCTTTCGCTGTCATGTTATCCGTTTAAGTCGATTTGTGAAATGTGGTGAATGGGTAAATCTAAAATCGGAAGTGGGCAAGATATTTTTCTATGAATACCATGTCTTATTTTTATAAGCGTATCTTCTACAGATATGCCATATTTTAATTGTACATGAATTTCTGGGGCATCAATCAACGGATACACCTCTCTTAATTTCTCATTTGTGCCACAATCTATGTAGCAGTCGGTACGGATAATCTCGGATAGTTTAATCATTTTGGTATGTTTTGGTGAAGTAATCTTGTTCATTTAAAAAATCAGCTACACCGCCAAATTCGCAACTACCACAATCATCATCACCTTGCCTATAAGCCGCCTCGATTGTTTCACGCTCGTATGGTAAAAGGTCGGTTAGTATCTTAATTTCAAATGCCTCGCTACTACCTGTATCGTCTTGTAATTTCTGTAATTGCTCAATCGCTTTTTGTATTGCCGTCTGTGCCATGTGTTATTTGTTTAGGTATGTTTTAAGTTTTTTTAATTCGTCTTCATAATTGCTGTTAATGGTTCTTGCTGCAATTAATTTTAACTCCAAATTTTCTACGCTGTTTTTTGATTTTTCAATCAGTTGCTCAATATCAATCATGTAGTATTGGACAAAAAAAGCTTTACCCACATCATTCATTATTGGGAACAAATAAAAGGGGTTGCAGTAATTGTTGTATGGGTTTTGCAACCTCATACCGTATTCGATACTATTAAGATACTCTACACCTTTAACTACACCACCACACACAATAAGTTTTAAATCGTTGTTTAATAACTTAGTCCAACCAGTATCAGACCCTAAATGTTTGTAAGACCTTGTTAGTTCTACTGTTAAAAACGACAAAAACAAATCCATTCTTATTGGGTTTTTGTTCCAGTTTATTTTAACCTTGTCAGAACTAAGGTTTGCGTAAAAATCGTTGTTTGCCATGTGTTATAATTTTCCACAAAGTTACACCAATTCCCCGAATTTCCAAATAAAAATATTTTTTTACAAAAGTTTGTTGGTATCATTTAATGTTGTACATTTGCTAATCAAAACAATAAAAACATAAACACATGACACAGAATTTTAGCAGTATCAAAGAAATAACAAAAAAGATAGAGCATACATCTGACTACATTGAAAAAAGTAGGGCTAAATTAAATATGCTTTATAAGGCACTTGAAGGAAATTATTATTCTTCTGAATGTAAATTTAAATTTTACCCAAAAGGCAAAAGTGATGCTATAGAGTTTACATTGTCGCACGTAAACAATGAAGAGTTTGCTAGATTTCATTTACAATCAGAAATAAACCTCACAATAGGTTACATAAATAAAAAAGAAACCGAATTATCTAACCTATGCGAGTTATTACAAAAAACAATAAATAAATAAAACATGCCACAAACATTCGAGCAGATGCAGTTCACACACGAAGTCAATCAGGGTCAAGACTTCGACAGCACGGACCATAGCAAGGTAGATAAGTACAAGCCATATAATTACGATTGTGGCAGCTACGAACATAAGTATTCGCACCTTGCACCCGAAACACATGATGAAGCAGATAATTAATTTTTAACCGATAAAAACAACACAAAATGAGCGCATTTACCAATTTAATTACGTTCGCCTCAAAACTAGACGGCAAACTACTTACAGAGTATCAGCAATTAATTAACGCCTACATGGATGAAAAGTACAATCTACAAAATGAACGTATCGCCACATCTCAGGCTACTACAGGCACATTTGAAATAGTCGCCATCGCAGGTACAGCCGAAACGCTATTAACTAACCCAATTCAAACTATTGAAGGATGCTAGACCCAACCAACCCAACACACGCATTTAGCGCAGTAATAATCGGCGCAATAACGGTAGTGCTTGTACTTGCATGGATGGTATATGATAGTGTAGTCGTAACCAAGCGAAAGAAACAACACAATATTTTTGACGAAAAAGATATATACTAATGCAACTAATAGAACTAACAGCCCTCACAGCAGGGATAATATACGCAATTTTTAACCTAATAAAATACAGGAAATTATGACACGTAAATGTAAACACGACCTACTCGTACAACTCCGACACAACCAGCACATCTTAGCTAGTAGGCGAAAACCAAAAGTGCGATATTCTCAGATATTCTCTAACTTTTTAAACATACTCAAATGCACATTTTCAAAGCAATCGAACAAAAATTAACCATCGTTACCACATCAATCGAGCAGCGCAATTTCTTAACGGCTGTATTGGATTACATGCAAGCTGAACCATCATTACCGTTTAAAACTAGCAATGGAGTTAAGTGTTATTGGATATTAGCCAATAAATATCATTTTGTTTTTTTAGAAGGCAATATGTACATAACATTTAGCAGCCTTGAACTTACATTTAACATCAAGCAACTATCCGCAATATTGGGCAAACATAGCAGCACCGTACACCAGCTATTAAAACGCCCCGAAAACTGGAGTAGCCACAACATAGCTAGTAAAAATAAATGTGGAAAAGAGATACAGGTTACTTTGAAATTCAAATAGCATTTTGTACATTTGCTTATTATCAACTAAACACACAAACACAATGAATACAGAACTAGAAGTAAAAAAGTGGACACCCCCAACCATTGCAGAACTTACAGATAACTTAGAGGGTGCAGCCAAAGACGATGTGTTAAACATTGCACTTAATCAAAACCCACCGCAATCATGGGTTAAAAAGCACCCATTTATAAATATCAAATTGCCTGACGAAAACGGTAATTTGGTAAGCACCCCATATCAATACATACCAGTTGACAAACAAAGACTAATTGGTAAGCGTTTATTTGGTGTTGTACAGGTTGAAATTAAAAGTACAGTGCAAATGTTTAACTCCGTATGCGTAACGGTTAGATTGCACTATAAGCACCCAATTACAGGCGAAATGTTATTTATGGATGGTGTAGGTGCTGTAGGTGTTCAAACAGATGCAGGGGCTACCGCTAGCGACATGAGTAAGATAAAACTTGACGGGGTAATGAAGGCAGCACCAGCCGCAGCCGCATACGCTGAAAAAAACGCCTACGATAAATTGGGTAGGTTGTTTGGCGGTGAAATACAAAAAGATGCTATACAGTTCAATGAGAATGTAGCTGCATTTGCCAAGTCGTTTTATGATGTTCCCGACATTGAAGACCTTAAAGAACTGTTTGAAATGAAGCGTGATGCTATGACAGCAGACCATATCAAAAGTGCTGAACGCATAATCAACAACAAAGAAACCAAGTCTTACAACAAATTGTTTAACGAACTAAAAGCACTATAATTTAAAGTAAATGTTGTATATTTGCAATATAGTTGCTGCCACAACTAACATACAACATTTATTACCCTTGCGGGGTTGATAGCTGGCAGGCTTGATACTCCACAAGGGTATTTTATTTTATGAAAACAATACAACTTACAAATGGATTTTGCGCAACGGTCGATGATGATGATTACGAAGTTCTTTCAAAACATAAATGGCATTATTTTAAGTGCAGCAATGGCATATATGCAAGAAGAAATTCATCAGGTAAGGGTGGTGCAAAAAGAGCGACGCTATTGATGCATAGGGAGATACTAAAAGTATCGGGGACTAATGCTGTATTAGACCACAAAGATAGGAATGGGTTAAATAACCAAAAAAGCAACTTAAGAATTAGTACATATTCTCAAAATATGGCTAACAGAAGTTCTTGGGGTAAGTCAAAGTATAAAGGAGTTAGTTTCCACATTAAAGTAAAAAAATGGATAGCTACAATAAATATCAATAAAAAACAAAAGCATCTTGGTTGTTTTGCAACAGAAATAGAAGCTGCCCAAAAATATAATGAGTACGCAAAAGTTCATCATGGCGAATACGCTAATTTAAACCAAATATAAAATGAGTATCATAATAAACACACAAAGACTAGGGAATTTCACTAGCAGTAACATTTACAAACTGCTATCTAAAGCCAAAAACGGTAAAGATTTAGGCGCACCTGCATTGACTTACATAGAAGAGTGCAACATCGCTCGTGAAATTGGAATACACATAGAAAACGAAACAAGCGCACATGCACTTGATTGGGGTAAACATTGTGAACAATTCGCCTTTGACCACATTAGCACCGAATATATTATCACATCAGATGTTACCACAGTACACCCACAATATGATTTTTGGGTAGGCAGCGCAGACGGTTATAAAGAAGATACCGTATTCGACCTTAAATGCCCTATGACACGCAAATCATTTTTCGGACTGGTAGCTGGTGAAAACATTTATAGTATGATAGATGGATTTACCCGAAACAACTTTAAATATAAGGCACATACAGACGCGGATAAGTACTATTGGCAGTTAGTATCCAACGCTATTATTTTGGGCAAAAAATACGCTGAATTGATAGTTTACATGCCATACCAAAGTGAATTGCTAACAATTAAAGAAGCTGCTAAAGATTTCTACAACTGGATACATTATTCGGCAGATATTGAACTACCATATTTACCCGATGGTGGTAAGTTTCAGAATATAAATATAATACGTTTTGAAGTACCACAAATCGACATTGACCTATTAACCGAATGTGTAACTGAAGCATCTAAACACCTCATTACACCATGATAATAACAGCAAAATACATAGAGGAACAATTTTGGTTGGAGCGAAAGTACAAAGGAGTGCTAACCGTTGAGCGAATAGAACAAGTAATTTGCAGCCATTTTAAAGTGACTATTGAGCAGGTAATGACAGGTAGCAGACGATACAATATAACCGAATGTAGGCACTTAATATGGTACTATTTACGCACTACAGGAATGTCATTGCAGCTTATAGCCAAAAGTTACAATAAGAAAGACCACACATCAGTAATACATGCAATAAACAAGGTTGAAAGGTTACTTGAAAATGATGACGAAATGAAATACAACGTATCAGCAATTAATACACAGCTAAACTTAATGAACAATGCAAAGGCGTAACGAGATTATAGCAGGCGAAGTAGGACACACCAAAATAAAACGTGATTACGGCATGTTTTCACTTTACAAACTACATGAAGGTGAATGCATATACCGTAAGATAATGGAAAGTACCGATTATGAGGAGATAAGACCGCACAGGCACGAACATAGAAAGAAATATACTTACACACCACCACCACCAGTTACAGTACAGGAAAGCAGGGCAATGCAGATTAAATCAAAAAAAGGCAAGCCACAAGTTAAAGCCGAAAGACCTAAACAGATGTTGCCAATAGGACACGTTAAAGTAAAAGTGGCTAGAGAGGCGTATCATGTATTAATGCACATCGGAAATAATCAGTACAAAAAGATTAAAACACTGTACAATTTTGCTGATACTTTGCCATACCGAAACAATAAAATGATGACGCACAACGGTAAGTTAAAGTACCAAAATTTTCCCGAACCAGTCCCAAAGGTTAAACCTATTCCACTACCAAAAACTAAACCAGCACCGAAAGTAGTTCAAACAATGGAGTGCAGTTTGAAGGCTAAAGATAAAGTACTAGAGCGAATATCCAAACCCGATAAGCTAGTAATAGCAGAGCAAAGCAGACCACAAAAAGTACGGGTGCAGGTAAACAATAAGACTTCTATAATGGTGTACCCTAATGAGGTTGAAAATGCCATAGCAAGGTATAACCAACGGTACAGGCAATCACAGGAGCAATCACACATACACCAGCGCAAACCAGTTGCCAAGACCAAACAAAAACAAACGCAATCAGATTTAATATTTTTTCACTAAACACACATGAAACGAATTTACCACCACTACGAAAAATGGGAGTGCTATAAAAATGGCATGTGGTCAAGTCCTACGAAAGAAAATTATCAATCAAATATAGATAAAGCTATAAAGTTTATGAGCGACACCGATATGTTTAAGCAAGGAATGGAAAACGTAATAAACAATTGGGAATACTCATGTGAACATCACTTATCAGATGTAAGTTCAAATAGAAATTCTTTTTTAGGGCAAGCGGCTGGATGTATCTCTATTGGAGTAAATGAAACAATAATAAGAAATGCATGGGTGCTATTAAGTGATGAATGTAGAATTAAAGCAAACAAAGCAGCAGCAAATAGCATTAGGAAATGGGAGCAAAAAAGAAATTTAATTAAACAATTGTCATTATTCTAATTTTTTTTACTAAATTTGTACCGCAAACATACCATAAATGAAAAACAGAAAAAAAACATCGTTTACACTTGACATTGAAACAATGCAAGGATTAAGCCATCTTGCTAAAATAAACAAAAGGAGTATGGCTAACATGATAGACATTTTAGTGTCAGAAAAACTAAACGAAAGAGAAAACGAATTTTTTAACCACATGAATAAAAAAGAAAAAAACACACGCAAATGAGAAAGTACACAGGCGTTAACGTACTAGATGCAGCTAAAGAACGAATAAATTTTGTATTTGACAACTTCAATAAGATATACCTTTCCTTTTCTGCTGGTAAAGATTCTACAGCTATGTTTCATTTAGTAATAGATGAGGCTATAAAAAGAAACATTAAAATAGGCATTTTATTTATAGATTGGGAATGTCAATTTGAACATACAATTAATCATGCTAAAAGTATGTTTGAAAAGTACAAAGAACATATTGATTTGTATTGGATTCAGTTAGAGATAATGACCAATAACGCATCGTCAATGCTTGAGCCAACATGGAAAAGTTTTGATGAAGATAAAAAAGGTTTGTGGGTTAGGGAGAAAGAAAAAAACAGTATTAACCAAAAAGAGTACTTTGATTTTTACTATGATAACATAACCTTTGAGGAATTTATAGGGCTATTTGGTGAGTGGTATTCTAAAGGAGAAAACACCGCTTGTTTTGTAGGGATAAGAGCGCAAGAAAGCCTAAACAGATTTAGGGCTATAGCTAGAGATGACGTTGCAAGATTTAAAGAAAAAAAGTACACTGTAAAATCTACAGATAGCGTTTACAATGTTTATCCTATTTACGATTGGAAATGTGACGATGTGTGGACTTTTGTAGGGAAATACAAATTAAACTACAACAAGATATATGACCTAATGCATGGAGCAGGTTTGTCAATTCATCAAATGAGAATAGATGAGCCGTTCGGAGATGAGGCAAGAAAAAACCTATGGATATACCACGTTATTGAGCCTAAAACATGGGCAAAAATGGTATCAAGAATGGAAGGAGTAAATTCTGGTTCTTTATATTCTAAAGAAAACGGGAATATATTAGGCAATTTGCGAATAAAATTACCTAATGGGCATACATGGGAAAGTTTCTCAAAAAGTATATTAGATACAATACCACCAAAAACAGCAGAACACTACAAAAATAAAATAGCTGTTTACATTAAATGGTATAAGGATAGAGGCTATGCAGATGGGATACCCGACGAAGCAGATTACAGGCTTGAACAATTGGGGAAAGTACCAGCATGGCGGCAAATAGCTAAAACATTATTAAAAAATGACTATTGGTGTAGAACATTAGGGTTTGGCATTACTAAATCAAGTGCTTACGATAACTACTTAAAGTTAATGAAAAAAAGAAGGGCTAATTGGGGTATATTTAACTAAACTAAACACATAACAATGACAAAAACAAGTATTTCAAACCTATTACAGTTGCTTAACAAACCAGCACTAATAGGATGGGCTAACAGGATGGGATTAAGTGGTGTTGACATAAACAAAAGCAATAAAGAAAGCCTATATACAGGCACTAATTACCACAACCAAATACAATCACATATAATCAACGGTGAAGACTTTAAGGACAAACAATTAGGGGATAATTTTAAGCAATTTATTGCAGACAAAGAAATATTGTCTTGTGAGTGCGACATAGAAACAGATTACTTTGTAGGTAGATACGATTTAGAAATAAGAATAAATAACAATGGTAAAATAATTATTGTTGATTTCAAAACAACTGACGAAGGGGTAAATAAAAAACTATACTTAGAAAACAAATTGCAACTTATAGCTTATGGCATGGCTAAAAAATGCGATGGATTCGCGGTGGTTACATTGCCTGACTTTAGTTACATACCGTTTGAAGTTGCAGACAGAACCCCCTACGAAGAAATTATAAAGTCACTTTCTAACATTTACTCACTAAAAAAACAAATAGACAATGGAACAAATTACTAAACTAATTGAGCAAATTAAAGATTTGCCTACACATGAATTAGTGGATACAATTAACAAAATTAAGTTGGCTTTACACGAAATAAGCCCTTTTAAAAATGAGCCAGTTGATTGTGTTTTGTGGGTTAAAAATAGCACTGTTTATGCTAATGATTATAACCCTAACAGCGTAGCACCTCCCGAAATGAAGTTATTAGAGTTGAGCATAAAAGAAGATGGATATACCCAACCAATAGTAACAATGCCTAACGGTGAAGGATTAAGAGAAGTTATAGATGGGTTTCACAGAAATATGGTTGGTAAAAATTGTGCAGAAATACAAGAAAGAATAATAGGGTATTTGCCAGTAGTTACAATTAACACAGACAGGGAAGACAAGTCAGACAGAATGGCTGCTACTGTTAGGCATAATAGAGCAAGGGGTAAACACTCGGTAAATGCTATGAGTGATATGGTTGTAGAGTTGAAGCGAAGGAATTGGAGTGATGAAAAAATAGCAAAGCAATTAGGAATGGATGCTGACGAGGTTTTGAGATTATCACAAATTTGCGGTCTTGCTGGATTATTTGAAGATAATGATTTTTCGGGATCTTGGGAAATAGAAAATGAAATAATAGAAGAAAACGCATAACATGCCATACTCTACACGCCTAACATACTATCTTGAAATGTACCTTCGATTTCTATCTGAGGGCAACATTAAGAAAACCGAGCAGTACCGTAAGCGTGTGGAGTTGTTGCTTAATAATCCACCTAAGTACAGAACAGTTAATTCCAAACAGATAAAACTATTTTAACATGATAGACATTAAAAAAGCACTAAGTCAAAGGTGCTACATAATATTTGACACGAACGAGCAGTTACGTAGGTTTGTAAAAGAACATGATTTAAGGGTTGTATTGGGTGTTTGGGGTCACGATATTACATTGTCTGTAAAGCCAAATATGAGATGTGAAACGCACCCATATAAACCTAATGACGGCACACAAACATACCACCACTCCGAAATAACAATAACAGACGATGGAGAATAACAGATACAGGCTAAAAGAAGATAAGCTGATAGGCAAGCAAAAGGTAGCCAACAAAGGCGACACAGTAACGGTAATATCTACCAATGAGGGCAACGATGGTATAGTCTGCATAGTGAGTAGAGAAAAAGACGATAACAGATTTTCAGTATTAGCAAAACTTTTAGAACCAATAATTTAACCGCTTCGGCACAAAACAAAAAACATGATAGTAGTAAGCATTGACCTCACAAAGATTGACAAGTCAAAGATTGTAGCAGGTAAAAACGGACAAAAATACTACAGCTTAGTAGTAGATGAATTGCGCACACCTGACAAATACGACAATACACACTCAGTGTACCAAAATCAGACTAAAGATGAGCGTGCAGCCAAGACCGCAAAAGTGTATATTGGTAACGGTAAAGAGTTTAAATTCAACCAGCAGACAGCACCACAACAGCAGGCACAACAAAGCGCACCACAGACAAACCCATTACATTCACAAGATTCTATTTTAGATTTGCCATTTTAGAATGGTAAAATAAATTTTTTACCGTTCTAGTTATTTAGTAACTTCAATGCAAATATTATAAACATGAAAAATTGCATTATTTGCGGAGATTTAAAGCCGCTAACAGATTATTATGTACACAAACAAATGGGAGATGGTCATTTGAATAAGTGTAAAACATGCTGCAAACAACAGGCAGATGATAGAGAAAAAAGTCTACGGAATAATCCCGAATGGGTTGAAAAAGAAAAAGAAAGACATAGGCTAAAATATCACAGGTTAGAGTATAAGAATAAGCACAAACCAACAAAAGAAAACAAAAAAAAGTACATTGATAAGTATAAGGAAAATTATCCTGAAAAGCAAAAAGCAAAAAACAAATGTGCAAATTTAGCACCTTTAATATTAGGTAATGAGTTGCACCACTGGAGTTATAATGAAGAACATTTTACAGATGTTATAGAACTTTCGGTAGATGACCATTATTTAATTCATAGAAACATGACATACTCTCAGGGGCATAAAATGTACATTGATAAAAAAGGGCATTTACTTAATACTAAACAATCTCACATAGACTTATTAAAATCACTACATGAAAAGCAAGTACAGCAATAAAATTGTAACTATTGACGGTATTAAGTTCCGAAGTATCAGAGAGGGCAACAGGTACAAGTTATTGAAGGAATTGGAGAAACGAGGTGAAATAACAAATCTTGTTTTGCAACCTAAATTTGTACTGGTAGAAGATAAAAGCATAGGTTTTAAACTTACATACGTTGCCGACTTTCAGTACACAATACAAGGTGTAAATGTGGTTGAAGATGTAAAGGGCGTGAAGACAAACGTGTACAAGCAAAAGAAAAAGTTAATGCTAAAAAAGTACGGAATTGCTATAAAAGAAGTTAGGTAATTTCAACTAAATAGCTTAATTTTGGGGTACAATATTCAGAGGTGGAATGCTGAATAATTAACGACATTTTAGCCTAATGGGGCTGCTAGTCGGGTGTACACAAAGGTGTATGTCCTATTCCACCTAGCAATCCCATTAGGCATTTTTATTTTTATGACAGTTCACAACTGCTTACTAATTGACATTGAGCCACATTTATACGGTTCATTCCTTTGCACATTCTGCATAAATCGTGATAAGTTCCATTTACCAATTCCAAATAAAATGGCTGCTACATTAAGTACAGGCGAATACTATGATGTTGACTTCGATGTAATGACAAATGTATTGGCTGGTGTGGGTAATAACTTTTCATTCAATTTTATTAACCCTACTAAAGATAATAGCCATGAATAGAATACTAAAACATTACTACGATGAATTTAAAAGTCTAAAAATGCAATACATGGTTTCAACTCATGGTGCTGAGGGGTACGGTATTTATTGGGCTTTACGTGAAATGATACACTTTGCAGATGGCGAGGGCGTAAAAATGGATGATGAGTTTTATTCTAAATTTTGCACATTTAAAGTAGACAGAGAAAGGCTATCTTTTATAATAAATGATTTTGTTAATGTTGCTGAGTTGTTTTCTATACATGGCGACATTTTAACGCTTTTTGGAGAAACCCCAATAATAAAAGAAAGAACAATAAAGGATATATTTTGGTGGATTGGGGTTAGAAAGGCAGTATTTAAAAGAGATAATTATAAGTGTACCTATTGCGGTATTGTTGCTGATAAATTAGAGTGTGACCATATAATACCAGTATCAAAAGGTGGTAGCAATGACATGGATAATTTGACTACAGCATGTAGAACATGTAACCGTCAAAAGAAAGACAAATCGGTAGCTGAATTTATTATTTACAAACAAAAAATTAGCACCAATGGCACGACCAAAAAAATATAATGCTGACTATTTTAGCCACGATAACGATGCACGTAACCACCGTAAAATAAAGGCTTTAAGGGGTAAATTTGGTGTAACTGGTTACGGATTTTGGTTTATGCTATTGGAGTTTTTAACCTATTCTGACTATAATCAGTTTGAGTTTACCGATAGCGAGGTAGAATTAATGGCTGGGGACTTTGGAGTTTCTGCTACAGAAATACATGATATGCTGAGTTACTGCATCAAATTGGAAATGTTAACACTCGAAAATGGCATAATTAGGAGTAAATCCTTAGATGAAAGGCTTGAATGTGTGTATAAGAAAAGAGGCACTAAAAAAGAGTTTCTGTCACAGAAACCCAACATTAATGTAGTTTCTGATAGCGATAACACCAATAAAACTACAGTTTCTGCTACAGAAAGTACACAAAGTAAAGTAAAGGAAATAAAAGAAAAGAAAAAGGAATTATTATGCGATGCTGACGCATCAGAAGATTACAAACGTTTTTTTGATTGGGCGTATACGCAAGGCAACGCAATGAGGGTAATGACAATGAGTAAACCCTTAACGCCTGAGCAATACGACAACCTACTAAAAGACTTTACGAAAGGTGAAATATTTAGAGTAGTACAGGCTATGGAAAATAACACACTACTTCACAAAAAATATTTATCTGCAAATCTCACTATCCGTAATTGGGCAAACAACAACAACAAATGATTTCAGCATACACAATTGAAGCGGTAAAACAGGCTATGAATGTCGTTGAGGTGGTAGGGGACTATGTCAAGCTGAAAAAAAGCGGTACTGACTATGAAGCGTGTTGTCCTTTCCACAACGAAAAAAGCCCGTCATTTAAAGTTCACCCGATAAAAGGAATTTACAAATGTTTTGGATGTGGCACAAGTGGCGATGCAATAGAGTTTGTAATGAAGCACCAGCAAAAGACATACCCCGAAGCGTTGGAAATTTTGGCAAAACGGTACAATATCCCAATTGAGGAAGATAAACCGCAGCCCAAACGTGTGTATAAACGCCCACAGATGCCAAAATTCGACCTTTCACCGCTTGCCCTTACCTACTTTACCTCTCGCAAAATATCGGGGCAAATTTTGGCAGATTTTAAGGTGACTACAAAATTTGAGTGGATGCCTAAAACTAAATCAGAAGTTGAATGTATCTGCTTTAACTATTTTCGGGGCGGTGAGTTGATAAATGTTAAGTACAGAGCAAAAGATAAGGATTTCAAACTTGAGAAAGACGCAGAACTGATATTTTACAACCTTGATAGCCTTAAAAATGCCAAATATGCGGTAATTGTTGAGGGTGAAATTGATGCTTTAAGCGTGGCGCAATCAGGGTTTAAAAATGGCATTGTATCAGTTCCAAACGGTGCAAATGTTACAGGTGCTATGAAATTGGAATACCTCGATAACTGCTATAAAGAATTTGAACACATAAAGCAGATTGTTATTTTTACCGATAATGATGAGGCTGGCAGAAGGTTACGTGATGAATTAGGTAGACGGTTAGGGTATGACAGGTGTTACATGGTAACGGACTACAAAGGCTGCAAAGATGCTAACGAGATACTTGTTAAACATGATGCAGATGCAGTACTAGAGGCGATTACATCAGCTACAGAATTTCCAATAGAAGGTATAGTAAGTGTAGATGACATTTACAAAGATGTGCATAGCTTTTACGTTAATGGCTATCCTAACGGTTTTAAAAGTGGTATACCCAACTTTGATAACTTGTTACAGTTTATGTTGGGGCAATTTACAGTAATTACAGGCGTACCGAGTTCAGGCAAAAGTGAGTTTACAGATTACATAATTACGGAACTTGCAAGGGTGCATGGCTGGCGTTTTGCTGTATGTAGCTTTGAAAATCAACCAGCAAGCCTACACGTAACTAAGCTAATGGAAAAACACGCTGGCAAATCGTTTGCAGACAGGTACGACAAAGCGCACCGAATGGATGTAACTGAGTATGAAGATGCTATTAACTTTGTTTCTGATAGGTTTAATTTTATCAACATAAACACCATCGATGTAACACTAGATGGAATACTTGAAAAGTGTGCTGAATTGGTGTTAAGGCGTGGCATAAGAGGCGTATTAATTGACCCGTGGAACTACATCGAATACAAGGCTCAAAACGGACAAACTGAAACGAAATATACAAGTGACGCACTTACCAAAATAAAGGCATTTTGCATACGTTACAATGTGCATTTATTCCTAATTGCACACCCTACTAAGATGCCAAAGGTTAATGGTAAATATGAAGTTCCAAACCTTTACAGTATCTCAGGTAGCGCACACTTTTATAACAAGGCAGATAATGGGATAGTAGTGTACAGAGATACCGAAACGGTACAAATTTATGTGCAAAAAGTCCGTTACAGTTGGTTGGGCAAGATAGGGATGGCGGAATTTAAGTACAACATTGATAGACGTAAATATGAAGCAATCGGAGAGCCTGACCCATTTATGAAGCAAATACCCGATAATCCGTATGCAGGTATAACTAAAAAAGACAATTCCGTACCATTTTAAAACAAACAATATGAAAATGACAAAAGAAACAGCAACACAATTTTTCTCCCTTTATTACGGAGGCGAACACCACTTTCCAAACCAAATAAAAGAATGTGGTCATGGGTGGTCAATGGTAGACACAAGAGGTTTTTCCACTTATGATTTTTACAACCTAACAAAGTTGGTGCTAATGGCGCACAAATATGCTATACGTGTAGAAATACAAACATACGGCATAAACAAGCAAAAAATATGTATTTGGCAACGTGTAAGAGAGGGTAAAATGAGTGAACGCCACCCAACTATTGAAGATGCAATTAACAACATTGTTTTACCTGAAAAATTAGATTGATATGACACACGTACAAAAAGAAACAGCAGTTTTGCTGAAAGAAAAGGGGTACAATGTACCGAACAATAACTACTATGCCATAGGAGGGAATAGTAATAATTTTATTGAGAGCGAAAGCGTTAAGAGAAAAGACTTTAATGGTTTAGGTGAATATTATTTTACCCGACCAACACTTTACGAGGCTACCGAATGGCTCAGAGCAAAAGGGGTGCATGTGGCTTTAGTTCCTACATTTAGAAAAAGCACTTGGGATTTTCAGTATTTCATTTACAACAATGAAACCAAATGTTGGGATTTGGGAGAAAAAGGAAATTGGTCATACCCAACCCACGACCAAGCACTAGAAGCTGGTATTATTCACGCATTAAAAAACTATGTGAAATGACAACTAACGAGATAATTAAAGAGATTGCGGTGTATAATGGGTACATATACTTTGAAACATTAAGTAACAGATATTTTCATAAAGAAGGTATTGTTTATTTCTACAGCGATTTAAAACACTACATCACCGACCTTAACATATTACATCGGGTGGCGGTGAAGGTGTACGGTGAAATGCAGTCTAAAATAACAGAAAGCCACAAAGGTATAGATTGGGATGCGTCTAGTCACTGCAATACCATACTTTACTCACTACTGGACCTACCAATCAACGGTGAATACATAACGCTCGCTACGGCTACTACTGAGGCGATTGTTTACCTTAAAAAGTATAAAGCATAGTAACACCTACCTACAATAAAAAAGCCCCCAAAATCGAAAGATATGGGGGCTTTAATGTGTTGTGTGTGCTATTCAACAAACCCGTCATTTAAATGACCGAGATAAAGACCACCTAAAAGTCTTTCGCTGTTGTAGGCAAAGAAAATATCATAAGCGTCTACTGTGCCTTTACGTATAACCTCTATGTTTTCAAATTCAATTGGTTGTAGCCCGTTATCAGCTAATCTTGTATTGCTAATGCCAGTATGTAGTATTTTCACAAACTCTATCCCCTTACCTTTCTTTGCCGCCACATCTTCGCCTAATACGGTGCATACGGTTTCGGGATTTGATGTTGTGCCATCGTTCCAGTGACCGAGGTAGGTAATGCTAGCATCGTTACTATCACCACATAAAATTAAGTCTAAACCATCTTTAGCGTTTCTTTTTATTAGTGTGCAAAACTTCCATTGTATTGACTTTTCCGATGATTTTTTACCCGAATGGTAATATTTCACCAGTTCAATATTTTTACTCTCCTTTGTAGGCTCTTGACCTATGAATGTAACTTTTGTCATTTTGTGTTTTTATTTGGTTAAAAATCAACCGATACGGTTGTATCTATTGGTATAAAAAATTGTATGTTCTTTTGTACTTTACCACCTAAAATTGGATATAAATTTCGGACACTATTAGAAATACCATTACCTACAAGTTTTTGACCGCTAAATGAATTAGCTGTTTTATCCCAATGAGTATTTCCTAATTGATATTTTTTGCCTTCAATGCTAATTATAGTTCCTATCTCTAATATGCTTATTTCTGCGTTCATCATGTACGGTTTTATTTGGTTAAAAAATCCTGTGTCATACTATCCACCCACTTTTGCACGCTACCATGTTTCTCTACAATCTTAGTTTTTACTGTTGGTTTTATTCGTATCGTTGTAATCTCTTTTGGTGCGTTCCCTTCTGATTTGCGTTGTTCGGCTCGGATAATCTGCCAAGCGTTTGCCCATGCTTTAGGCTCTGATTGCTGAAGGAAACTTTTGCATAATTTGTTGTTATGTATAAAGGTAACGTAATAAGTTTCAGATATCATGTTGTACCTACATTCCGCTTTTGGCGAAACTTCAAGTACTTTTACTTTACTTATGATTGTTCTAGGCATGTTATATTATTTTATTGTGTCTTTGAAATACAATTACCAAATCGCTAGCAGATACACCAATAGTGTTAACTATTTGTATATCCCTTACTTCTTCATCACTGTACATTGGTGCATTGTTTTCTATTTCGCTCCAAATGTCTAGCAATTCGTTTTTAATTTCCATTGCTTTACGCTTGCAATCCCTAAGTCGGTCTAATTGTGTCTGTGTCATGTTATGTGTTTTAAATTGTTAATCAATTGTTTCGTCTGAAAATATTACATGGCATTTCATTTCACCGTCTATTACCTCATATAGCTTAGTAATTTTAGCCCTTACTTCCTCTCTAAATTCTTTATCGTCTGCAAATAATTCTATCAAATTTGCGTCTAATTCCATAGTGTATGCGTAAGGTCTTACACCTACACTACTGTCACCATTGAATAGTATTGTAGCGTGAAATTGGCTTTGTGCTGTCATAAAATATGTGTTTAGTTTTGCCCACACAAGCCGCCTGAATTAACAGAGCGGCTCGGTGGTTGTTTGCTAGTTATCGTTTAGAAATCAGTTGTAAATGTGTGTTTAGCTTGTAGCTTTTTTAGTTTAGCAGGTGTAACAATTTCGCCATTACCATCAGCCCAACGGATATAAATAGGCGACATTTGCATAATTCTAAAATCTACAGTTTGCTTTGTTTCATCTACTGTAGTTGGGGTATATTTACCCATTGGCATAGCGCATGATGTCTGCGTAAAAGTTGCTGTGTATTGTGTGTTCATAACTGTGTGTTTTTGTTTTGTAAAAGTAATACGTTTTGAATTAATAACCTAATTTATTTCCCCATCAATAATTCCGCTACCAATTCAGCACCTTCTAAAGTATCGCAATGCTGAGGATTAGTGCAGTTTTTATCGTGAAATAAACCGTCTTGTGATTGTCTGCATAGTACAACATTATACCCCTCAGATAGTGGGTAAATACGCACCTGCCAATCGTTTGCAGTGTGGTATTTGTATGTTGGTGTGGTTGTGTATTCCATAGCCTTAATGCAGTGTGAGATGCTGCGCCCTGTGGGGTGTTATGATAGTTTTTGAAGATTATATTTGTCAATATTTACCCATTTACCTATGCCCATGCATTGAAAGCATAAACCTTCAGCTATGTGAGCATAATGAGCTAATTTGCCTATCCCATTACACTTGCTACACTCGCTAACATATATAACATTGCTTATGTTTTCTATTTCGTCTTTTAGCAATTTACCCAAAATAGTAGCTATTGTAGACCATGATATATCTTCAACAATTTCGGCTGTACACGTAAACATATCTTGATATTCCTCACCTTGTAGCCTAATTTGACCGCATTTAACTTCTGCAACACTTCTGTACTTTAATGGGTTAAGTGCAATTTCAGATTGAGTAACAGAAGTGTTGATGATTTTAACTTTCTGTATGAAAATAGCTTTTTTGCCATTATTTATTCTTGTTCTATAACTAACCCCATTACATTCATACCCTTTCCATAAAGAACAATGGTCTATAGTAATTGGTGTTTTTGCTATTTTCAAAAATACATCTATTGCATTTTTAAACTTATCAGATTTTTGCAGATTAGGGAATATGCTAATTATGTCTGCTGTGCTTGTAATTTTCATATCGTTTGTGTTTAGAGTACAAAGATAATCCAAAGTGTATTACAATCCTAATAAAAGTAGAACTATTTTGAAATTTATTTTCCCATCATTAATTCTGCTACCAGTTCAGCATTTTCTAAAGTATCGCAATGCTCAGGTAAGCAAAGGTTTTTATCGTGAAATAAACCGTCTTGTGATTGTCTGCATAGTACAACATTATACCCCTCAGATAGTGGGTAAATACGCACCTGCCAATCGTTTGCAGTGTGGTATTTGTATGTTGGTGTGGTTGTGTATTCCATAGCCTTAATGCAGTGTGAGATGCTGCGCCCTGTGGGGTGTTAAGAAATGCAGTGTAAGTACTCAAAAGGGATAATTATAATGTCACTATCCCTTTGTGTAATAAATTCACAATCATTAAACGCATCGTAATCATTCATTGTAAATTGACCTTTATTGCACTCTATTCTAATTGTTCCAATCTGATTAAAATCAACTCTAATAGATTCAAATGTGTAGTTTATTCCGAATTTCCTTATTACAGCTTTCATAAAAAGATGCGTTACAGTCGCACCCCTGATTTTTTTAGTTAGATAATTCGTTGTGATTAACAACACATTTTTTATTGTCATCCCATACTTTGTGACAACCTACGCCAAATACATCAAGGCAACTATAAACAGTTGCACCATGATTATAATTAGCTATTGTCATGTCTAGTATTTCTTGCTCACCATAATACGCAACTGGTGCAACATAAGGAGTTAATGACTTAGCTAATTTAGTGTATGTCATTTTGCTGTTAGTTTCGTAGGTGGTAATTTTATTGCCATTGATAGCAGTAATCACGTTTACACCGTATGCCCCTTTGAATGTTACTTCTTGACCGATTGAAAATTGTGTGTTTCCCATTTTGTGTGTTTTTAGTTGTTTGTGTGTTTGATGATGTAAAGGTAATGCAAAAAGTAATACGGAGTGAATTATTTTGGAATTATTTTGAGATATTTTTAATAGCAATGTAAATATCTAATGTGTGGTGTTATTTAGTTTCGTACATTTTAAAATTAATACCCATAACGGTATTCATAAAATGAATGTATCTAGTCCTGTCAGATGGAGTAGAAAGAACGGTTGATATTTCTTTGCCTTCGAGTACTATTGTGTATTGTTTCATATTGTTTGCGTTATTTTTATCAAAGGTAATACACTATGTAATACAACCCTAATTAATTACCGATTATTTTGAGATATTTTTTATTGTAATACTGCATACACATTCAAAATCAACATGAAAATGTAGTATCTTTATATCATGGCAATAACAAAATTTGACCCCGAACAACTCACGCAAAATCCATTCTCATACAGTCTGATAATAGAAGTTACCAAACGCTATGATAGTGGCAAATTTAAGCTATCTCATGACGGGGTAATGATACCTATTAGCCAACTATTAGAACGGCAACAAACGACTAAAATCTATCATTGTGCAGGTATTACCGATATGGTATGCAATTTATCAGATAAAGCAATGAGGCTATACATGTATATCATTCACCAACTAAACAGCAATGAAGACTACATTAAAATCAATTATAAACTATACATGACCAAAAGCAACATAAAAGATAAACGTACTTACAACGATGCAGTAAAGGAACTAATCAGATACAACTTCATTGCGTCTACTGGGTTTGATAATGTATTTTGGATTAACCCAAATCTTATATTCTCAGGTAGCAGAATAACCAAATATCCCGATAATGTAGTGATAAAAGGGCAATATACTGCATAGCCATGCAATGATAAAAAAACACATGAGTAGCCACTGTAAAGGCTTTGAGGCACTTATTAAAACATTTAAGTTGCATGCTAATATATAGCACCTATAAAAACACACGAAAAAACACCTGAAACACAATACAGGCGTACGTTTCAGGGCTTTTGCGGCTTGCATACAAATGCAGATTATGGGGTTCGGTTGGTGCAGAATACTATTTTACATACCTTTACAATAAAATTATAATGTTATGGGCAAAATGAATGATGAGATATTTACCCAAATATGCGAAATAACCGCTAATACTTCTAAAGGTATTCAAGTTATAATGCAAGACTTTGATATATCAGTCGGTACATTTTGGAATTATAAAGAGAGTTCACCCGAAAGGATTGAACAGTACGCGCGCGCAAAACAAATGCAGTTACTTATATTAGCTGGTGAGATACTAACAATATCTGATGATAAGACAGATGATACGTTAGACGGTGAATTTGGCAAAACTGGTAACAGTGCTGCGGTTAATCGTGCTAAGTTGCAGACAGATAGTAGGAAATGGTTACTCTCCAAACTTGCACCTAAAGAGTACGGGGATAAAATAGAAGTTGAACCAATCAAAGTAAACATTACCAAAACTGTAAACTTTGAGTAAAGGACTAAATTATACACCTCAGTACAAGTTTTCACCGAACGGGTTTAATCCTCTGTTTTGGCATATCCTTGCAGCTTTAAGAGATAGCAGCATTAGACACATATTTGTTGAGGGTGGCGGTGGTGCTGCGAAAACATATAGTATCTGTCAGGCAATACTAATAGATGGTTTTGTAAATGAATATTCTACACTTGTATTTAGGCGGCAACTGGTTGATGTGAGAGATAGTATTTATGCAGCATTTAAGAAGTCAAGCAGGGGATTAGAATTAGACTACTACGATTACCAGCAACATCTATTTAAAGGTAAAGACGATAAGAGTAATATTCGTTTCCGTGGGCTTGATGACGAAGAGAGTATAAAAGGTATAGAAGACTTTAATGTAGTTTACTTTAATGAGTTCAACCAGTTTGAGGAAACACTACACGACCAAGCTAACATACGATTGAGAGGTAAAGAAAACCAAAAGTTAGTATATGACTGGAATCCAGTTAGTAGCAAGCTATGGCAATATACCAACCTAATTGACCAAGATGCATGGGAAGAATTGCCATTGCATATAGAAGGTAGGGCAGGTAGTGAGTTGAACAAAGAATACTCATTTAAGCGCATCAACAAAGCGAAAGATACCATTTGGATTAAGACAACGTATCGGGATAATCATTGGATAGTTGGTAGACCGTCAGGCGGTGGATATGTCGATGTGCATACGCTTGCCAACTTTGAGAACATGCGAGAAAAGAAGCCCAACCTATATAGGATATACGCCAATGGTGAGCGTGGTATTATCCGTACTGGTGGCGGTTTTTGGAAATCATTTGATGAGGATAGGCATATTGGTAATGTACGGGTAAATATAAAAAATACTATTCACATAAGTTGTGACCAAAACGTAGTTCCATACGTTACATTATCGTTTTGGCAAATAGAAGGTAAACACTTGATGCAGGTACATGAATTGCCATGTAAAGAACCGCACAATAATGCGCCTAAATCAGCAAAGCAGACTGTAAAATGGTTAGATAGTATTGGTTATGAAGATGTAGTATATGTATATGGCGACCCTAGCGGAAACAATCGTAGTGTAGTAGATGAAAATAGTAGTAGCTTTTTTGATAGGTACTTACGTGAGTTAAGAGATGCAGGCTACCATGTAGTAAATCGGGTACAACCTTCGCACCCATCTGTATCTTTGTCGGCTGCATTTATTAATGAGATTTACGAAAGCGAGTATTTAGGGTATAGAATTACTATATCTGATAGGTGCATAACTTCTACCGATGACTACGCCAATGCCAAAGAAGATGATGACGGTAAAATGTTAAAGACAAAGATTAAAGACAAAGTAACAGGGCAAACATACGAGCCTGTAGGTCACTTTTCAGATACAAAGCGGTATTTTATCACATCTATACTCAAAACAGACTTTAAGCAGTTCGCATCTAAGAAATCTAAACTTTGGATTAGTTAATTATAGTTATATTTGCACGTATGAGTTATGATTTAAACGAGATAGGCAAGATAATAGTAAGACCTAGAAACAAGGCAAATATTGACTACGGGAAAGAAGTGAACCGAGAGTTAATGATGCATGTACATGGTATTGGTATGAGTGCTGCACTAAAGACGCTTGAACCGTTTGAAAACGAAGACATAGCATCTACTAGACGCACATACGCAGTGTCTAGTAAAGACTTATTTAAGCGGCTGTTACGTGAAGAACAGCAAGTATTTACCACTAAAGGCGGCAGTATATCATATACTAATAGCAAGACAAAAGAAAAGAAGCTGATAGACTCAATGTCTAAATTTGGTGGTGGTATTGGGTTGCGTAGGTGGGTTGAAACGTTCGCAAAACCTGCATTTGATACCGACCCTATGGGCTTGGTATATATGGAAATATCAGACAATAACGAAGCACCTGAGATCGGAGAGAGCAAAAAAGTATATCCAACCTATAAGCGTATAACCTGCATACATGACTATTATTCAGAAGGCAGGGAATTAGAATATGTATGCTTTAATATTGAGAAACATGAACTACATGAGTATGGGATAAGCGAGAGAGAAGGTGAGGCTAACAAATATTACAGGTTTGTAGATGATGAATTTGATAGGGTGGTATATGTAGTTAATGAGATTGCTATATTAGCCCCAATGCGTGAAGGTTACTATGCAGAGATACCTAATGTGTTTGGGAAAGTGCCTGCTATTATCCTATCTGATATGGTGCAGTATTGGGATACTGGTAAGTACGAAAGTAGGCTGCAAGTACTATCACAACTGGGAGATTGTTTTTTACGTGATAGGTCAATACGTGACCTACAAAAGTTATATCATGGGTTTGCTAAGGCTGTAGAGCCTATGATAAAGTGCAATACTTGTGACGGTGAAGGTGTGGTAAAAGGGCTACCTTGCCCCGATTGTAGTGTAGCTGGTGCAGATAGAGGTATGGGATATAAAACACGTACACGTATATCCGATGTGGCACGTTTCCCACTTGATATACTTAATGAAGCTGGTGGGTTTGACTTTAAAAAGTTGTTCGGTTATGTAACTCCCGATATTGCGTCATGGCAGCAACAAAACAGTGATTTAGCTAGTTTAGAGCAACTTATGTACATAACGCATTACGGCACTATGAGTAATGCAACAGTGCAAGGTATTAATGGCAAACAACCAGTAGATGAAACAGCTACTAAGACACTGATGGACACGCTACCAAAGCAAATGGTATTAAATAACCTTGCTGATTGGGCGGAGAAAATAGAAACGTGGGTGGCTAATATGTCAGCTATGTTTATGTTTTCTGAACAAGAGCCGTCAGTTAGCATTACATATGGGCGTGACTACATATTAAATACACCCGAGCAGATACTAGAGGTCTATCACGAAATGAAAAAGAACGGAGACCCCGTATCAACACTAAATGAAATGATGGTTAAATACATCAAATCATTGTACAAGGGTAGCCCACAAAAGCAAGCGGTTGAGTTAAAGAAGTTCGCTATTGAGCCGTTCCCACACATGGCAACTAAGGACATTGAAGCAAGTTCATTTGTAAGCGAACTAGACAAAAAGCGCACAAGATACTTTGTAGAGTGGGCTAAAACAATCAGTTATGAAGGTTGGCTGACTAGCAGTGAAGATGAACTGAAAAAATCATTAACCGAATATGTAAATAATATCGTACTTTTACCGATACAAAACGAAACAATAGCATGAGAGACACCGTAACACAGTTTAACTTTCCTAAAAAGGACAAGGCTAGTATTATCCCAACGTATCAAAAACCACCGACACGCAAGGGGCAAGAACACACCGAATTTGATTATGCTGATTTGGTAGGTGAGGAGTTTATGAAGTATTGCCAAATGGTAGAAGGCGACATAAGAGAACTACAAGAGTTCCAAATCGCACTGAGAATGAACAACGGCAAACTATCACTGAATAAAGAATACCAATTTGACATATACTATGCTTATCCTGTAGTTATGCGTATTGATAGCAAAGACCCTAAGTCGATGAAGATAGTTGCAGGTATTCAGCTAAAAGACGGTAAGGCGGTTAGGACTAAAACAAGAATGACGCTCAAAATGGCACTTACGATTAATAGAAATATATCATTTGGTTCGTCTAATGCACCAGTTGAATATTTACTGCTTAATCAAAGTGTAGATATATTTGAGGTGGCGAAAACAAAACCAAACACTAACCAAAACACAAACACAGATGATACCACAGGAACAGATAAGTAAACTTAAAGAAATTGGTATTGATGTAGATGCTATAGTAGCAGCACATACCAGCGATAAAGAAACAGCTATAACGTTGCCGACTGGTGCGTTTCTATCAGATGCGCAGCTTGCCGAGCGTGACAGCGTAAAGATAAAAGAAGGTGAAAGCAAATCGCTAGACATAGCTAAGAAAGAATTTGCTAAGGCTGGTCTAGCTGTTACAGGCAGCAGGTTTGGTGATGTGGTAAAGGAAATACAGTCGCAAATTAACTCTACCAACGATGACAAAGTAAAGGCACTTACAGAGCAGGTAACGCTACTGAGTACAGATGTCAACAAATATAAAACAGAGGCGGAAACAGAACGTGCAAATCGTTCGCTATTTGAGTTTGAAACAAGGATAGTCACCAATATGCCAAAGCCCGAAAACGGACTTACACAAAAAGAAGTGTATGAGGTTGCTAAATTACGTGGATATACCCCAAAAGATGTAGATGGTGCGATAGTATGGGAGAAAGACGGTAAACTTATATCTGACAAAACAACTCATGCACCACTTAAAAATGAAGCGGGAATCAGCGAAGTGTTTAGTTTGTTGGGATTTGCAACACCAGCAGCTAATAACGGTGGGAAACCAGCAGGTAGAGGCATTGGGCAAGGTTCTGCAAGCGAAAGCATTAAAACAATGAGCGAGGCGAAAAAGAAATTTGCAGAGCAAAACCCCAATGAAAACTTGTTAGGCACTAAGTTCCAGTCTTACTTGCAAGAGATTACCAAAGCCGACCCATCATTTGACTATGTAAATTAAGTTCACAATTTTAATATGTAACATGGGAAAGGGTAAAAAGAAAAAGGGTAAAATGTGCTAAATGCACCAGCCACTACTTAACTGTAGTGGCTTTTTTTATTCCATTAATCGGAAATTTCCACAATTCGGAAAATAAATTTGGTTGTATCGAATTTGTTTATTTACCTTTACACTGTTATAGGGATTATAACAATGTAACAGGAGTTACTACCACCTAGTAAGCAGCTAATTAAATCAATGGATTTGGTTAATTAGGTTCGCAAATAAACAACATTCGTAACAACATAAATTTATAATAATGTCAGATTATGCATTATCGGTGATAGCCAAAGGGCAATCACTCATCGTAGAAAGACGTAATAAATTCGAGCAAAGAAAACAAATGCCGAATGTTTTACGCATGGCACTCAACAACGGAGATTATGGTATTCCAAACGTGGTACAACTCCGCACATCGCCACTTCGTGAAGTTGAAACAATCTATTTTAAAGCCGTTCCTAATGGCTCAACAACCGTAAAGGCTTATAATCACACTGGTGACTATGGCGATACAGGTAAAACAACTGTTACCTACTATCAGATTGTTGAGAAAATAGGTATGCCGCTTAAATTAGGTGCAAACAACTTTCTGACAAACGCTACTATGTTTGCCAATTTGTATGAAAACAAATGTAAGGCAATAGTTGACCGCCATGAAAACATTGCACTTGCAAGGGCTATAGCTTTCAGAAATCAGCTAGACGAAACAACAATGAACGCCCGTCTTGCTGCGGCTGGTTTGACATGGGATGGTACTAACTTTGGTATTCCAATATCTTCAGACGATACACCGCTATTTATTGCTAAGTCTAAGTCAGCAATGGAAGCTATGTTCTTGAACTATGCGGAAGGGTACGATGTAATTACCGACCTGCAATCAAGTGTTTCGTTTGAAAACTACATGAATCAGGGGACTGGTAACTTCTCTAATACATCATGGCAGTTCAGTGATTGCAACTTCTACAAAACACAGCAGGTTATAAATTCAGCATTTGGCAAAGGTTCTACCTTGTTTATGCCTCGTGGTGCATTTGGTGCGTTCTACTGGAATGAGCAATTAAACCTACAGGGTTTAACAGAAGACAGAGGCGGTTCAATCGGTACATTTGGCACTCAGGCAGACCCATTCGGCATAGGCATAACATTTGACTTGTCAACCTACATGCAACGTGCTGATACATCGTCTAATGCTACTGGCGGTTCTACGGAAGATGTGGTAATGCAAGTTGAGATTACCGCAACTATAGGATATGTAACAGACCCAAGTTCAACAGAGAATGACAGTCCAATCATATTGATAGGTCAAAACTCAACAATAGGCGCATAATATTACTAACAACGTAAAAACGATAAAATGAAACATCTATTTTTAATGGTGGTAGCTGCAATAGGACTATCTACCACCTCAATAGCCCAAACGGGGTACACAAGTACTACAATGGGTATCATTACACCGCAAGGCGTATCAAAGACAAGAGATACGTTGTCTAATGGTGATACGGGGATTTTGTTTATTTGGGTTGGTACAGCCTACGAAAAGTCATTTGAAATGCTTACCACTACTTTAACTGGTACAGTTGCAACAACTTCAAATATACTTTACGGCTACAATAACAACGGGCAAAAGCTAACAGCATCAGCAGCCGCTACACTAGCTAGAAGCGGTGGTGCTTATGCTATCACAGGTAACACTACCTATTGTGCTGGTTGTGTCGGGGCTGCATCTACAACAGTGCCAGGCGCATCTAAACTGTACACATGGCAAGTGCCTAGTAATGTAGGTGCATTGTACGACAATTATTTTATCCGTACAATCCAAACAGGTACAGCTACAGCAACTTATACAGGTAAAGCAATTACACAAAAGCCATAACTAAACGGTATGCCATTAAGTCCAATCATAGGGTCAGATTTTGTAAGTGTGGGATATACAACCACACTTACAATTAATGCAACTGGTGGGGTGTGGAGTAGCACAGATGAAAATGTAGCTACTGTATCATCTGCTGGTGTGGTGCGTGGGGTAAATCTCGGTACTGCTATGATTGTATATACATTGGGTTCTGATGTGTCAAGTAAAAGCCTAAACGTAAATCCCGTAAGACTTACAAATGGGTTTAATCTTGATAGGATTTTACCAGCGTTTAGGCAGCGTATAGGGTGGCATCAGCCATTAAACACCGACAAGCCAACGTTATCGGAACTAAACAAAAAGTCTACATCGGGCAGGTACTATGATAGAGGGTTTCACAAAGCCGTAACTGTTATGAACGTTTACGATACTCAGGAAACAACCAATATAACAGACGACCAGTTTAATGACTATTTGATACAAGAAGATGACGCATGTACTGTTAGGGTATTACAATCCGTTTTCGATAAGCCAACCTTTATAGAGCATAAACCAAACTATACAAGATACGGCAATATTACACCATACAATATACCTAATCAAGGTATGTGGTGTGGGTATCGGTTAAATGTTGCCACTGGTGACTATGCAGCCGTAATAAACAGTATCTCATTGTATTTTAGCGATGTAGCTACTTTTAATATCTATTTGTTTAATGACATACTGTTAGAACCAGTGTACACAAAACAAGTAACAACGGTAGCTAACAACCAAACTAGGATACAATTAGAGTGGTTGATGAACTATGTAGATAGCAGCGACAACGGTGGTAACACTAACGGAAACATTGGCGGTGTGTGGTATTTAGTGTATAATCAAGCAGAAGTAGCAGCAAGTAACCCAAATTGCCAAGCAATAGACGAACAGTTGAATGTATGGACTATGGGTAAAGTGTTAGGGGCTTTCCCGATACAAGCCAAACAAGATGGAACTTTCACATACAACCGTACTAGCCTATCTGTAAACTTTAGAAGTTACGGGATTAACATAGAGTATTCGTGTTATCGTGACTACACCCAAAAGATTATACAGAACGAGCAAATGTTTGATGAGGCGAGAGGTTTAATGATGGCTGTAAATGTGTGTGAGGGTATTTTGAATGGCACAAGGGCTAACGGAGAAAGTAGGCAGATGTATGACAACTTGCAAGGGCTTAAACTTGATTTGGATTTAGCTTTCCCAACAGAAGAACGACCATTTACAACAGGGCTTAAAGGCAGATTGGCAAAAGAGATTAAGCACGTTAGCGGAGGGTTTGTGCCAAGATTGAAAGCTACATCAGTACCAATTACAGGCACTAGAGGAGTTGATGTGTGGGCTAATTACTATCAAGGGTTTGACATTAGAGCGTTACCACCTAGAAACTGGATGACATAAATATGATACACTTAGTACCACAGCCAAACGGCATAGATTACCCTATTAGCAACTTACAAACGTTGCTTTATGAAACATTTTATGTAATGTGGGGTGAAAGTGGTATGACTGGTGACAACTTTGATGTGTTCGGCAGAACGTACAGAAACAGCGTACAAGATGGGTTTGTGCCACAGTGGTATAAGTCAGGTAAGGACTACAGTACTGATATGTTTTTTAATGACAAAAAAGCGGCTGTAATGTGGTTTGGGTTAAATGACCCTACACAAGTTGAGTATGAGCGTTATGTGTACAATATCAGTTTGTATGTTATGGTTAATCTTGAAAAAGTGCGACCAATTAACGGCAATCAGAGAATGGACGAACGTGTTATACAAGATGTGTGTAACTTCTTAGTCCCTTCGTGGTATGGGTTTATAGTGAAAGCAGTTGTACGTGACATTGATAATGTGCTAAGTAAGTACAGCGGAAGTAAACGTAAATCGGCAACTACAGACACAAACCATCAACCGAAATGTTGCTTTAGAATTGACCTGCAAAATGCTATCGACATCAAAAACTATGACTGCATTAGAGATATACCAAGACCTCAATATTTTAACGCTATGACAGCACCGATTACATGCGTATTTAAAGATGTGCCAAATACTGCACTTACGCAAACATTGTGGAATGGTGTAAAAATACAGGTTGAATATCCTACAGGTAGTAGTGTGACGATACCGCATTTAGTAGGGCGTGATGTATTCCCTGACCAACTGTATAACTGGACACCTCAATCATTGCCTTATGACGCAAGTACAGGAACGTTTACGTTTAACTTTCAAGACGGGGATATATTAAGAATACAGTACAACGAAAATCAATAATTAACTAACAATTTAAATCAATAACAATGAGTGTAATAAACTTAGCAAACTGCAATAGTTCAACAAACATAGGGCTATCAGAATGCGTACTAAACAGGGGTATTTTCCGTTGGGCTATAGCAGTACCAAAGGGAACAAGTATTTCAGCGTCTACAGCGTCAAGTAACAGCGCATTTAATGCAGCCATTACAGCACTGTTTAAAGACAATAGCAAAGCGAATAGGATATACCTATTGCCTTCATTTACAGCCGTTACAGACAATACAGGCGATGCAGTAACAGAGGCTCAAGGCAACTTTGAATTTGTTGTAGCGTCTAAGCCTTACAACTGGTCTTACCGTATGAATACGGACGATTGCACATATAAAAATGTGTATCAACTATTGCGTTTAAAGCAATCACAGTTTGACATCATATTTGTTGATGATAATGGCAATGTGTACGGTACTTTGGTGAATGGTACTGATTTCGGTGGTATTCCAATGGCTCAGATATTTACCCCTGACCCAACACAGAAAACAGACAGTGCAAACCCAATGTACATGATTAACTTCTTGTTGCAAAACAACGCAGATGTAATTGTAAATAGTGCGGTAGTAGCGTCTAATTTCAGACCAAACCCAGCTACAATGGGATTGCTTGACGTGATACTTACAGAGGGTACAGTAGGCACTACATCAGCTACAGTGTTGTATGTTAAAGGTAACTTTGCATGTGGCGGTGGTAATATAGGTGACGCTTACGGTACAACGCTTAACGCTGGTGCTGCATGGAGCGTAGTTCCTGCGGCTGGTGGTTCTGCAATTGTTCCGTCAGGTGTGGCATACAGTACTACAACTGGTGAATATGCGTTGACAATTACAAGTACCCCTGCTACAGATTTGGTTGTAGGTTTGGCTAATCCGTCAGTACTTACCGCTACGCCTTACTTTGTGTATGCAATTACAGAGGCGGCTAATAAAGTCACAATTACAACACCGTAATTATGAATGATACAGTAAGTATAGAAGGTTTTGGTTGGACTAAATCAGTCCACCAAACCTTTACCGAAAAGCAATTTGTCGATTTGTATAGTGGTGATGGTTACGACCATATTTACCCATACATGACAAAAGAGCAAAAGAAGGCTGCACTTAGGCTCGCATATAAGGCATGTGTGCCAATACCACCGAAAAAAGTGAGTATAAGCGAGAAGTAGCAGCTAAATATTTAGAATGAATAACCCCAATGATGTATATTGTTGGGGTTATTTGTATATTTGTAATTAATGGCAACATTTGCTCAAATGCTGGCACGTTTCAAACAGTTTGACCCAATAGAGGCAACTGGCGAAGCTATGCTGGAAAATAAAGAGCAAATAATTGGCATTAATCAAGATGAATTGTATGAGCGAGGTGTTGGTAGGGATGGGCGGAAATTAGCCCCTTATTCGCCACAATACGCAAAGAAAAAGCGCAATCCAGACATAGTAGACATATACCAAACTGGTAGGCTTTATTCTCAGATGAATTTGCGTGTAGATGGTGACGAATACGAAATAAATAGTAGTGTTCCGTATAGTGTGTATGTGCAAGCTAAACGACCTACTATTTATGGGTTGACTGAGTTAGGTAAAAAAGAAACATGGGTAATCATACAGCCCGACTTTGTAGCGAACTTTAAACGGATAGTTAATTTATGATTGTAGTAGATAACAAGTTTGAACATGGCGATGTGGTTTATCTAAAAACAGATGAGGAGCAAAGACCACACATAGTTAGCAAAATAGAAATATTTAAAGGTGGTGAACTTCTATATGGGTTAATAAATAAGAAAGAAGTATCAAGCCACTACGAATTTGAAATTAGCACAGAGAAAAACATCTTAATTAGCGTATTATGAGTTGCCCCGAATGTATAAAAAATGATGCAGCAGAAAAAGCCCAAAAACTTACTAATCTATTACCTAAGTTTAGAAATGAAGCAGCTAATAAAGGGCTTACGGAATTTGCCGTTATTGAGACGGTTAACAAAAATCCGCAATACGGTTGGCGACCAATTGGACATGAAGACACAACCCGACTTAAAGTCGCAGGTTACTATATCGTCTATTAGGGAATTATCACTAAAAACATTCATCAATGGAATATGTTACGGTTCGGAGTTGCCAAACTTCGATGATTTGGTATGTGAGTATTACAGCATTCGCAATGACCCACACAGTAAGCAGTACGTACTAATAGTATCTGCAATGAAAGCTATGCAATTTAGAGCGCAAATAATCGACAATATTTGCCGTTGCATACTTACATACTATCACGAAACGTTTGCCGAAATTTTGCGTGAAGAATACCCACAGTTTGCATTTACAGAAGATAGCTATGTGCAAGATTTAGAGTATGTGCCAAGAATTGAGAATAACAACAAAATACAATTCGACAAGCTAAAAGCGCAGTTAGATAAGCTGATGGAAGGTAGCGAAAAAGAAGCTACACCCGAAAGTAAATATAAAGGCTTTATTTCACGTATCTTTGACATAAATGAAAATGCAAAGTATCAGTGTATTAGCTTAGAACACAGCAGCACTTATGATTTTGCTATTGCATTGGAACGGTTAGAAAAACATATTGAGTATTTGGAAGCGCAAGCCCAAAAAAATAAGATACAATAATGGCAGATTTAGTAAGTGAGATAATTAGTCAGGGGGCGTTAGACCAGTTAGAATTGGCAAACGCTCAGTTGGAGTTAGCGGTTAAGAATGTTAACAATGTAGCTAGTGCCGCAAAGGGTATTGTTATTGATTTTAAAGGTGCTGCAAATATCGGTGAACTTAATGCAGCAATGGCAAAACAAGCCGAAAATATCAACACTATTACTGAGGCTACAAAGAAATATGAAGCGGCAGTTGATAAAAAACAAAGAGCGATTGAAATTGCAGAACGTAGAGCGCAAGCTGAAATAGAGAAAACGCAAAAAGCATCAGAAAAAGCAGCTAAACAAGCTGAAATGGATGCTGAAACTAAGCGCAAAAATGCAGAACGTGAAGAAAAGGCACTAGCAAAACTAAACAACGCATACGAGCAATTAAAAGTACAGTATAAGGCGGCAGCAGATGAGGCAAAAAAACTAGGGGCGCAATTTGGAGTTAATGACGCAAAAGCAAGGGCGGCAGCAGATAGCGCAATGAAGCTATATAACAGCTTGTTAGCGGTTGAAAAATCGGTAGGACAAGCACAAAGGCAGGTAGGTCAGTATAATCAGGCTGCATTTGCAATGCAGCAAGTATTGAGAGAAACCCCAGCTTTTGCGTATAGTTTTGCTACTGGTATATCTGCAATATCGAACAATATACCGCCACTAATAGACGCATTAAAGCAAGCAAAGCAATCAAATGACGCTTTAGTTGCATCGGGTGGCACTTCTATACCTATATGGAAAACATTAGGCAAAGAATTACTATCATTTGGCGGTATTGCTACTATATTGGTAGGTGTTGGAACTATCGTAGCGGCACAATGGAAAAACATATCAGGATACTTTAAAAAAGCAGGAGAGGAACTATCTAAATTTACAGCAGAAGCTAGTAAAAATGCAGCGCAAGAAATGTCAAATGCTAAAGTATTAGCGGCAGTAGCGGCAAATACAAAAGAGGCTATGAATATAAGGATAGAGGCGGTAAAAGAATTACAGTCTTTATACCCTCACTATTTGGGCAATATGTCGCAAGAGGCTATACTAGCAGGTGAAACAGCTAGTGCAATGGAGCGGCTAAATGAAGCATTAATAAACAAGTCAATTATGGAGGCTTATTCCGAAAAAGTAGGCGAACAGGCTGGTAAATTTGCAGAACTAACAGATAAATTAAATGAGGCGCAAAAGGTACTTGTTGATTTAGAAGCTAAAGAAAGAAAGTCGTTTGAACTGCTTAATCAAGTACAGTATGGTAAAAGTGAAGGGGCGGTAAATCTTAATCAGTCATTACGCAATCAAGTTGCAGCAACAAAAAAAGAGATTACATCGTTACAGAAAGACATAACAGATACAGAAAATAAAATGAAGGAATACCAAAAATCAGCAGAGATGTTTGGCAAAAAGGCGGCTGGTGTTTTGGTAGGTGAAACTAAAGACCCTAAAGCAAAAAAAGAAAAGAAAGTAAAAGACACTACATTTAAATCTGAATCCGATTTACTACGTGCTGAATATGAGTTAAGCAAACAGCGCACTGAGCAAAACGCAGCTACTTTAAAAGATATAGCCGACAATGAGAAAAACGCACTTAATCAGCGTTTAGATGCCTACATGGAATATCAGTCCGAGTTATTCCAGTTGTCAATATTGGAGCGTGATTACATTATTAACCAAGAGAATTTAAAGATAGCTGAATTACAGCGTAAACGTAAAGATGCTAGTAAGGCAGAACAAGAGAACATAGACGAACAAATAACAGCAGCTAATACACGTATAAAAACAGCTACAGAGAAAACGGCAGGGGAATTTATCGGTATTGAAAAGAAAGCGGCAGAAGGTAGGCTAAGTATCATTAAAAGTGCAAATGATGAATACATAACCAATCAAGAACAATTTAATCAGCAGCTAAAACAAACTGAAATAGCACAATATTTAGTAGAGGAACAACTACTACTAAATGCGCTAAATAGCAAAGAAATGTCAAGGCGTGAATATAACAAACGCCTTGCAGAACTACAGAAAAAACAACAAATTGCATTCCTGCAAAATGAAATTGAATTTGATAAGAAAATACTTGCTAATCAGTCGCTAACAGCAGAAAAAAGAAAGCAATTTGAAGAAAAGCTACTAAACGATAAAAAAGCGTTATTTAATGCCGAAAAAGGGATAGCAACACCGCAAAGGCAAGGATTTAGGATAACAGATAGCCTTGCACGCATGTTTGTGCCTGATGATTTAGAGAACGAAGAGCAATATTTGGAGGAGTTTTACGATAGAACGGTTGAATTAGCAAATCAAGCGGCTAATGCTATTATTGAGGCTAAAAATAGGCAGTACGAAGAAGAAAATAGACGTCTAGACGAACAGGCACGTAAAATTGAGGCTAACTATCAAGAGCAATCAAGGTTAATAAATGCAACGGTAAAAGATGAAACGGAAAGATACAATCAACAGCAAAAGCTATTAGCACAAACCGAGGCACAGCAAGCAGGTATTGAGGATAGAAAGCGAGAAGTAGCACGTAGACAAGCACAGGCACAAAAGGCGGCAAGCATAGCAGCTATAATCCAAAATACAGCAGTTGCTATTACTAAAGCCATATCACAATTTACAGTAGGGGCAGCACCGATAGTAGCCCTTATAGCAGCTAGTGGGGCGGTACAATTAGCGGCAGCAGCTAACACACCTATACCAGCTTATAAAGAAGGTACGACATATCACAAAGGCGGTAAGTTTATCGCTGGTGATGGTGGTGAGAAAGAATTGATTATAGCACCTAATAAAAAGCCTTATTGGTCAAACAGCATTTCAACCTTGTACGATGAGGCGGAAGGAACGAAAGTAATTCCAAAATCAGCTATGCAATATGCAATGGCTAATACTACCAGCAACGTAGGTAATCTTTCAGCCGCATACGAAGCCCGTAACAGTGCGATAATTGCCGAAACGATAGCAAGTATAGTAAGCAGGGAATTCGACAAGACAGGGCGCAAATTAGCGAATGTAATAGTCAACAGCCAACCGAAACAAAAACAGACCGAAAGCGTAGCGGATGAATTGCGTAAAATGAGAAACTTACAAGGACTATAATAATGTATAACGATAAATTCAGAATATCACTAAGGGCGGCAAACGGCAACTATTATAGTGCTGTACAGAATACTGATAACACATGGACTGTAACAAACGGTGTTAGTGCTGCATACCTAAAACATTTACCGAAAGGGTGGGATGAAACGGACATAACGTGGGAGCGTAATTTATCCTATTGGGGTGTGTTCCGTTCCCAAACGCAAAAGTTCCAATTTAGCGAAGATGGCAGGGCTATATTGTTGTCTATACTTGCAGATAAGGGGGTTAATGGGTTTTGCACTATGACCATTGACATATACAATGAAAGTACATTTGCGTTTGATACGTTTTACACCTCTCAGATTGATTTGTCAGGTGCTAAAGATAGCAAGCGTACACAACTAATGGTAGTAGCTACTTTGGATAGCAAACTATATGAATTGCTAAAATCTAAGTCGCAAAGTGAATTTAATATACCTTTTTGGGTGTATAGTGGTGGGTCGTGGGTAGTTAATGCAAATGCTATATTTCTGCAACATACAGGCATTAAATTGAGGTGGCAGACGCAATATGTAAGTGCCGCAACGCCTACAAATGTATTAGTTCCCCCTAGTGGAGGTGTTGCTGGTTGGAATAGAGGCTCGGTAAGTGATGGTAGACACTGGATACCAGCATTAAACAAGTATAACGTTGCTCAGAATAACGGTACTACTACTTTTATAGGGAACGACATATTAGAAGTTGTTTTACCAGCGTACAACCAGCCGTCAAACTATAACCGTAATTTTAACGGTGCTGATGACATACAGGCATACACAAAAAATCAATGTTTAGTAAAGAATTTAATTGATAATGCGGCTGGTAACGTAGCTTTAAATGTTAGGGTAATCGGTGAATTTGATGGGGATTTCACTTACAATAACTCAATACTACAAGACCAGTATTTACGCATTGTTTTATTTGAAATAGACCAAAATGACGAACCTGTAACCGTAACGGGCAACTATCAATACACTACACTTTACACCCAAACACTACCGCAAACATTAAGCCCTTACACACCAGTTAGTGCCACATTCGATGTAACAGTACCAATTACCTTACCATTTGGCAAAGCTGGTATTGTTGGCATTATTTATGACGGGGTAACTACGGGTATTAGCACATCAAATACAGTAGATTTTGCAGGGTTTAAGCAACTTGAAGCGGTAGTATATAGCGAATTTAATAGCGGCACATCTACTCCAGTTGATGCACCTATATTCCCTGAGAGTACAATAATAGGATTTAGACCGCATAGATTGCTACAGGAAATAGTTGATTGCTTAGATAGCACCACTACCGATGCTTACGGATTCCCAGTACAAACAGGTAGCGGATATATTGGGGAGAGTGTATATTTGGCAGACCAAACACTATCATTATCAACAAACATAGATTTAAGACCATACCAAACTATTGAAACAAGCGAAAATGCAGTAAGGGGTATAGTGGGCTTTCCATACATGACAAAATCACTTTCAGCATTTTACCAGCAGTGGAGCAAAATATGTGGTTTGGGATTGGGTATAATAGGCGATAATAAGATAAAAATTGAGCCTTACGAATACTTTTTTGATGCAGATACACTAATATTTGACTTAGGTAGCAATGTAGCAGACTTTGAAATAATGCCATTTACAGAGCCTATGGGCAACGTGTTAAATGCAGGGTATGAGCCACTACAGACTAACAAAAACTTTGCTGTAGATAGCTTTTGTATGCCGATGAAGTGGGAATTGCCACTAAATAAAACACCAAAATCGCTAGACTATCAAGTAAACGAAGTAAACACAGATATTTACTATATCGAAAAAGCAAGGGCGCAAAACAACAGTGAAAATAGTAGTCCATCTGCTAGTAATGGTAGCGTATTGATACAAATTACAGAAGATGTAGTGGCGTTCCCTGACATTACTAATCCAGCAGGTGACGTAGTGGGTGTAAGTGCATACGGGCTAGACCAGTACCCAACAGCGCAAAGCACAAGCGACACCACATCGCCCTACATTAAAGGCATGTATTATCCCGACACTGCTTATAATTTAGGACTAGACCCAGCAAGTAACATTTACAGGAATAGTAAATTTATCCGTTCGTTGTGTGATGGTCAAGACGATTTTGGTAGTGTAATGTCGTTCCGTAAGATATACCAACAGCAATATAACGACCCAACTACACCAGCTTTAGAGCGTGCAGGTATGTCAAAGTATTTGAATTATGGGACTGTAATAAATCAAGTTGACGACATACCGCTAACTACAACTAGCAAACTATTTAGACCTTATATATTCCAAGTTACTAGCGAATATCCAGTAAATATGTATAGCATAATAAATGCCAATCCATACGGCTATGTTAGCTTTAAATGGCGTGGAGAGGACTTTACAGATACAGAATACAAAGGGTTTTTACTAGAGGTTAAACAGTCGGCAGCAAATAATAAAGCCACAACATTTAAGTTGTTAGCGCACCCAAGCACAACCGATGCAGACCTAAAGAAAAACTAATGGCACTCAGTAACTACAGAAATAGTATTTGCAGTAGGTACATAGGTAGTATTAACTTGTTCGTAATACTCCATTTCTTTACGTGTGTTATCGCAAAGCTGGTGTGTTGTTACAGATACTTTTGGTGCGCTTGTATTGTCTTGCCTTGTAATGGTGCGTGTACATTCCCAGCACTTATTTTTTTTGCTACACGAGGTCAGCAACAAAGCAGAAGATAGTATTATGATTATGTGTTTCATTTGACAAAAGTACATTAAATTTGCAATATGCCAAGTTATGCAATAATAGCCGATTTCCCGAAGGTTGCAGATTTCCGATTTACGGACATTAACGACCCTACTAGCGGCTTTTACACCAATCAAGGGGGCTTTATTCAGTTTGACCAAAAGCCGATAAATGATAGTAGTATGTGGTTTATGACCCCGAAAGAATACTACTTTAAACGGACTTATACAGATGCTTGTACCGTTATATTAAACACTGGTACAGATGCAGCAACCGTACCAATATTGGAGTTGTTGAACAATGCAGGTGATGTAGTACTTACGCTAAATATATCGGGAATATATCAGGGTAATGCACCAGCGGGTAGTACTACTATTGTAGACCCTATAACTTTAGTAGAAACTACATACACATTAAACTCTCATTATTGGCTATTTAATTTTTCGCAATTAAATACAATTTTAACAGGTACGCTAACTACAGGCATGTACAGGCTTAGGGCTACTGTTTTCAGCCCTGACATTTCAATATTTAGACAATATATATCAGATGCAATATTGCTATATGAAAAGCACTTAGGCACTGTATTGATTGAAAGTAGAAATTTAACTAACCGTAGTAGTCAGGGCATTGTTATTGGCGATTACGGCACGCCAACATTTCAGCATAGAGTTGAGGGCTGTATATGGGATTACGAGCCTAACGGGGTATATACGGGATATCTACAACAGCAATATTTGTACCTGCAACAAAATGCTATCAACTTTCGTACATGGGTATTTTCATTAGGCACTAACACTGAGGGCGTACCGTCACAAGTACATGAGAAGATAAATGAGGCGTTAAGTACTGATTATTGGACTATAGATGGCAAACCGTTTCAGTTAAATAAAAATGAAAGCGACGGAGTTAGTAAGTTATGGGAAACAAGCGACCCGAAACTAAGTATTAACCGTTGGGCAAGTACACCAATAAGGGAACGTTACAGTAATCAGCATGTATTTGTAACTGTTACACCTACACCCGATTTAGAATTATGGACTATACCCGACCCAGAAGTACCTTATGCCGTTGCTGATTATATCATTTCTACAGGTAGCGAAAGTGTACCTATTAGCAGAATGGTATTTTATGATAGTACAGATGAAGATACATACATAGCGGCATTTGCAGCATTATACCCATCTTTAGGCGGTTCGCTCAGTAGAGTTGATGGTGTTATGTATTATGTGCCAGCACCTAGCGAAACACCTGCTATATTTGGAGTTGCACCGAGAGTTTTAACTACTTACATGGAGTTGAAATTTAGACCGCAAATAACAGGCGGTGCAGGTTTTGGTGTGTCGGGTAGTGGTAGCTTGCAAGTTATTGATTGGGGGGATAGTTCGGCATTTGAGCAATTTGAATACTTTACAGGCGTGTCTAACTACCAAACGCACACATATACTGCAATGGTTGGATATAGAACAGCAACTGTATTCCATAACAACGACATAGGGCAATTAA